ATTCTTCATAAAGGTACTTGACAAGTGCAAAAGCACGTTCTGGAAGTGCTTCGTTAGGACCAACGAGGATACCACCCTTTACTTCTCTAACACCATAGGCTTTGAGTTCTTCGGTTGCACTGAAATCACTTTCAATATCTTCCATTATCTTATTCCATTCTTGTTGTTAAGGATATCAATTAGACGATACAGGTCGTCCACCGTTAGAAAATATCGTGCGTCGTCGTTTTCATAGACCATGTAAACACGGCCATCAATACGTTTCCATTCGACGATACCTTTTAAGTCTTCAGTCTTCATTAGTTACCACATCCATAGTTACCACAGTTACGTTTACACTGTGGGTCGTTAATAGGACATTTAAATTCAGTGAGTTTCTGCCCAGTTTCTACCAATTTTATACTCTCCATCAAGTCTAATGTTCATCTTAAGGATTTCTCCCGCTGTAGTCATAGCTTCACAACCAATACGACCCACTTCATCAGCATGGTCTGGGTTTGTATCTAGTTGCCACTCATCATGAATATCCCCTACTTTGAGGTAGTCAAGATGACCTGCACTATCTTTGAAGACCTGTGCAGCTACTTTCATAACAATCGCCCCACAAGACTGAAACTTATAATTAAGAGCAGCGTGAGGAGAAGGGCACCAGACATAGCCGCCATCAATCGTCTGAATTCTTGTATCATTGGTTTTCCATTCACGTTCTACCTGTTGAACCAGCTCTGCAAATCCGGGGATATTTCCGTCGATAGCCTCTCTGATAAGTTTACCTCTATCGGCAGCTCCAACCATACGTCCGAGTTTACTATCAGAGGCCCCATAGAGACGTGCATAGAATAAGTTTTTAGTATGCGAGCGGGTAACAGGAAATCCAATTGCTCTTGAGATGGCCAGTGAGTTAGCTGTATGCGGATCATTAAGCATAAATTCTTCAGCTTCTTTTGATCCAAGGTAATGGATAAATACCCGCCCTTCAAGGCCGCTGGCATCAATGCCAACCATGACACGATTAGGTCTGGCACACCACAGTCCGCGAGACTCTTTGCCAAATCTGGCGTAAATTCCCGGAATGTTGGCGGTGTTAGGTGATGAGTGAGTACATCGTCGTGTTCCTGCACCGCAACTGTTAACACGTCCTCGAATACAACTGTCGTCATCTAGGTTCTCCAACCATGTGTTAATCATATTAGCTCGACCATTGATGACAAGCCAGTCTGCAATCATTTGTACTTCAGGGGTCTTAGAAGACTCAGCAAAAGCAACTAAGGCTTCTTCATTGACTTGTGGTTGCCCCGTTTTCGTAAAGCTCGTTGGCTCCCACCCAAGTTCAAGTAATCTTTCGATTCTTTGTTTAGGTGATGCAATGTTGAATTCTTCTTGTTCAAACTTTTCGTAGGTTTCATTGTCTAACCATCGAAGTTGATACTTCTCTTCATGAGCGGTGAAAGACGCATAAGGAGTTCCGTCCGCTCTCGTTCTGTAAGTGTGAGTTCCTCTTGAAACAAGACGTGGTGCAAACTTGCTCCGTATGGTAGTACCCAAAGAATCTTCTGAGCTTCTGAGGGACTCATATAATCTAAGAGCACCTTCTCTATCAAAGTAAAATCCGTTGCGTTGTTGTTCATCAATAATTACTCTAAAGTTATGTTCAATTGAAGCTGATAGTTCAGACCAGCCATATTTCTTCATGCGAGTCGTGAGGGCCACATAGAGCTTAACTGTAACTAGAGTATCTTGAACGCAGTACTCTATCATCTCTTCGCTTAAGTGACTCCAATCGTCAAAGTCGGATTTTAAACACTTGAGACGCTCGCCCCAAGCCTTAAGACTGTGGCCCCCAGACATCACAGGATTGTATAGATAGGAAAGGACTAAAGTATCTACACAACGACTATGACTGATATTAGTGCCCCACAAACGGTTTAATGTGGGAACATCAAAACTAAGAAGATTATGACCGACAAGTGTAACATCATTATCATGTAACCAACTACAAAAAGAAACAGAGTCGATAAAAGTATGAACTCTGCTACTTTCAAGAACGTTCCTGACAACCACGACCCAAATTTTCGTAGCATCATGTAACCCATTCGCTTCAATATCAACAACCCAGTAATTATTATCGGGTGTTAGATAATCCAAGGAAGCTCCCCCGTGACTAGAGCTGTGGCATAGTCATCTTCAGAAATCTCTTTAAGACGACCAGTAGCAAGATCATAATAAAGGTAACATGCTGGGCCTGTCTCACCACAGAAACGGTTCTCTGTTACTGTGACAGTCATACAGTTACGAACAAACTCAGATGGAGCTAACTTGTCTCTTTCGAGTTTGATGACCATGTTGGCGAGTTGTTCAATACCTTGAGTACCTCTTATCTCACCATTTCTGTTTTGGTGGACAACGGCGAGGACACAGACATTGAGTTCCATGCATAACGTCTTAATCTTGGTTGCCAGTTCGTCGAGTTGCTTACGCTCGTCGCCTGATTGGTCTGATACGATAATCGAGAGGTGGTCAAGAATAATATATTTGCAGCCAAGTGCATACATTTGCCTCATTTGATTTAGGACAGCATCAATGCTATTAGAACCAAAATGATCCCATAGAACAACCCTGTCAGTATTAACGACTGCATCATAATATTCTCTAATCTTTTCTGGGGGTTCATTATCCCAGATATCTGGTAGATGAAGCCGCTTATTAGCGTGAATAGACATAAGGTTAAGAGCAGTGTCACGATTAGATTCCTCCAGTCTCATAAGACCGACTTTAGCGTCCTCAGTATTTCTGAGAATATGGTAAGTAATCTCACCCAATATTGTTGACTTACCGATCTTAGGTTGGGCATTGACAATCACCAGTTCAGAGAGACGAAGACCATAAGTCTTATCGTTAAGACCTTGGAAGGGATAGTAGATAGTTTCATGTTGTGGAGGATTGATAACAACATCCCAGAGTTCAGTACCTAGCTTGATACCAGCAGGGGTAAACTTAGATGCTGCCCACCATTCCTTTTTAAACTGTTTAGATTTACCAGCTTGGAGATACTCATTTGGGTCTTTATGCTCAGAAAGAGTTAAGACACGAACCTTCCCAATGGGGAAGACACCAGCTACAGCAAGTGCAGCTTCCTGTCCGGGATAGTGAGTAGAGCCATCCGGACCTTTCTTAGCTTCATCTTTATCGAAGCAGATAACAATATCATCAAATGAATTAAGATATTCAAAGTTATTCTTGCAGTCAGATAGAGCCTGAGAGGCTGATCTAACAGACACTACAGGATACCCACCATTCATCTCATAGGCGGCTAGTGCGTCACACTCACCCTCTACAATGGTAATAGATGGGGCACACCCAGCAGGGAAGACAGACTGACCAAACAGATCAAGCTTCGTGCTATCTCCCTCCATTCTAAAGTCTTTCACACCACGGGCTCGTAGCTTATTGGCTACATGTTTCCCCCGTTGTGTATAAGGATAGATGTGAACAAAAGGTGCTTCTGTGTCTTCAACGTATGTAACGTTATATTTCTTTGTTGCTTCTAGACCAATACCCCTGTCAAGTAGAGGTACTTTAACTTCAGTTGGTAGCGGTCTAATTTCTTTAGACGGTTTAGTTGTCATTAAACTTGTGTACTTTCTACATGAAAAACAATAGGTATGATCTTTATATACGTGTAGTGCGTCAGAAGACCCACAATCAGGGCAATTCTTCTTCATCTAATTCTTCCCCTTCGTCGTCATCGTCAAATGATTCCTCTTCAAAGTCAGAGAGAGTATCATTGACTGAATCATTACAACTAGGACAAGGAAGACACTTATAGTTATTATCAAACTCAGGCTCTTCAATGTATGCGTTACAGATGTAACATCTCAATAGTTGACCCTTTCTAGGTTTGTGTTTTATTATTCTTATATATTATAGCTGAAAAATTACGACGTGTCAAGTGATTTATTTTTTACAAATACTATTGACATCACTTTAGAGTCTTCAAAATCATATAGATGAGGGGTGTTTTATCTGGGTCTTTCTCCATAAAGACAATTGTATTACGAATAGTTTCAAACTCTATCCCAGAGATTTCAAGAGCTGAGTCTTTAGTCTCTGGGTTATTGTAAAACATAATCAATAGATCAACGTCGATCCCGAATCTTTTGTTCAAACGCGCTTCTATAGACTTCAAGTGTTTGTCCTTCCAATCCGGGGGCTGTGTTAACTTCTAAAATCCAACTACCTTTTTTGTTCTCAATTACGTCAACAGCGCCAAAGTCGAGGCCAAGAGCGCTAACACAATGAACAGCCATTGCCATTGATTCTGGTGTTGGTTGTCCCGAGTTTCTTGCGAAGAGGAACCCGTTGTCATGGTTACGTAAGTCGAAGGATGTGGGGGGATTATTAGGGTTGGCAATCTTTCGTTGTGTATCAATAACGTGTCCAAAAGCGACATGAACTCTGAATTCTCTGAGTTTTTTGATATATCTTGTATAAAGCTGAGCCTGTACCGGGGTGGCAGGCGACTCAGATACGACAATACCTCTGCCTTCGCTTCCACGCAGGAGAGTTCTCGCAACACACTTTTCCCACGTAGCGGCCACTTGTCTATCAGTAGTAAATG